TATCAAGGCCATCATCGTGGGTGGCGTGGGTGGCTAGTTCAAATTGAAGGCCCTCAACCGCAGCAAAGCTACCCGTGGTTCCGATGGACCGCTGAATGTCTATCCTGTTGTCGGACGATTGAATCCACATTCCCGTGGAATCCGTGCCGGATGAAATCAGGAACGTGAATTTCCTTGCATCACCAACGCCAGAAACCCGGATAGGGTCAGTGTATTGCTCCACCGCAGTGACGTTAGATGCAACATTTTGTCCAACGGATGTGATCCTAAATAACGCACCAACATGCCCGGCATCGAAAAACGGCTGATCGCAAGTAAGCGTAATGTCGCCAGTCAATCCCGAAGGCGTGAGGTTTTTCTTCGTGACATTGACATTGCGGAACGGTCCACTCTCAGGCTCGTAATCAACAATCGCCCATGAATTCTGGCCGTACCGTTGAATCTTTTGCTGTTGGTAGGCGTTATCCGCGATGTATATAACGTCAGCAGATTGTATCCATCTGAGATAGTCTAAGTCAGTGGCTGACCAAAACAAAGGAAGGTTCATTTCCGCCGAGGCTGAAACAGTAGACAACGCGCACAATGAAACATAGGACGCATACTCAGTGTTGCTCGCAAGCTCGATTGAGAAATTACCCGTCGAGGTGAACCTGAATGAATATACTCCTGGGCCGAGTATCTTTTCGGATATGTAATCGTCACCGCCCGTAGACGATCCGACGCGAAGTGACACTCTGCCCCTAAAAATTCTGGTGGTTAGTTCTTGGGTGGTAGACCCAGCCTTCCCAATGACCGTTTGTTCTCGCCTTGCTCTAGCGTATCGCGTCCCAACCAATTTAAGAAGGCTAGTCGATCCAAATTTATCCGGTCCAGTGTCAATGCTTCCCGACACAGCGCCATCATCATCAAGATCAACCCAGCTAGTGATTCCGCTAAATGAACTGTTCGCCACAATCGACGTAGAGCCGACTCGCTTAATGGCCTCATCTTGAGAGAACACCCTGATATTGGTAGACGTAATCTCAATCAGTGCGGTATCTGTAGTCCCGAACACAAATGGGATTAGCCTTGCCTCTGTGGAGTTTCGGACGGTCCCGATGTACTCAAGGCCGGGGCGGAGCATCATGCTCCCCAGATTGCGGGGTATCCAATTGGTTTGAACTTCCGCAGACAGGCGGGTGCGGTCGAGGTCAACCCTCGCTAGGCCGTGGCGGCTAATACGTCCACGGTTAAAAGCAACCAGCGGTGCATTTGCTCTACCCAATTAACTGAGACCTATTGCCACGGTCGCCCCATGAGCCGCCAGAACCACGGGCGCGGTTCCATGCAGATAAGGGAGGGAAACGGGTAGGCTCTTGCTGGGCGTCCTTGGAGCGGGCGTCATTGAGTTTAATGCGAGTGCGCTTTTCCAATGACTCAAGGTCAATGTCGTTTGTCATACTAGGCGCAATCTGAGTGGCGAGATAATACCCGGCGTAGAGGGTTAAGGTCTCGGGCCATAAACTCAGGTCGGTCCCGTAAGACGTATGATCAGAGACATATCGAATAAAGATAGGGTCAACATTGGCATACCAATACTGAGCCTCCCGGTCAAAATTCATGAGGGGGTCTGAGAAAAACTCCCCGCCAGAGATTTGAACCAACCGAATGAAATCAGAGGGTACGTCAAACGCATTCTGAAACCCAAACGCAGGCGTGATCGACGAGGATTTATCAATCTCTGCCGACCTGATGGCAACGTGCCAATAGCCTTGCTCAAGGATGTACTCAAGCGCACCCGCGCCACGATCCCAGACTTCATCTAGGAGATGGCGCGAATGAACATCATCAGTGAGTGCGGTTAAGGCTCGTTCACCAATAGCCAATAAGGCTATGTTATAAATGGCTAATTGGTTAGTTGCCACAAGGGTCTCCTATGCTAGAGTGCGAAGGTGGTTCCTCAGAAATAAGTGAGCCTCGCTCTCAGGCCAGAAGCCGTCCTTGACTACGGTGTGGTCGTCGATGCGGCGCACAGCGAATTTGGTAACGGGAGAAATCCACGCCACTTCAAACTCCTGGCTCACTGATTCGCTTGAGCCTGGATCGTGTTCGATGTACCAACGCCGTGACAGTTTCATGTCAGTGCGCGAAACGAACATCACCCGGTACGATGCCTCCCATGAGCCGTCCTCGCAGAACGCCTCAACGAGGTCCATCGGGGCAACCTCACCTCTCGCAGCCTCATGTATCCAATAGCCAGGGTGTTCAATCGTCTCAACGGCTGTTCCCGCCGCAATTCTTGCTCTCCAACTGTTTTCCTGCCCTTGGAGCAAACTAAATCGTCCTGCACCCAAAGACGCATTCAAGTTGACCACGTTGGCCTCCTTACGCTTGAGGGTGAAATCGCTTTCGACTTTCTTCTTAGCTCTCGCCATTATTATCTCCTGATTGTGAGATCGGGGGGACCGAAGTCCCCCCTCTCAGTTTACGATGCTGAACTGACCAAGAGGCCAGATGACAAGCCAACGCCGGTAGACGTAACCGCGCTAACAATGTGTATCGACATCGGGCCGAGACCACCAGTGGTAGTGTTCGAGCCGATGACATACACAGAATCACCCAGCGTCATGCCGAGGTCTTTACCGTCTGTGAAGAAGCCGGTAGCCGCAGCAACAGCCTGGACGTGAGTTGAGGCATACTGCCAACAAGCGCGACCCGGTGCGCCAGCAGTTGAGCCGATGGCCTTGGTAACAAGCCAAGGGGGGTTCGATGTACTATAAGCCATTTACATATCCTCCCTATGTAGCCGCATAGCCAGAGCCATCATGCAACATCTGCACGACGCCGCTGTTCTGCAACATAACCGCACCCAAATCGTAGGAAACGCGAGCGAAGGAATAACCCTGCTCCTCGTCGTAGCCTACAGGACTCTGGATACCGTCCTTGTTGACAGCACAGCCTATCGAATCACGATGGTACATGTAGCACTGCTCGGAAGTGCCAGACCCACCAGCGCCAACAGAGTTGGTCAAGCGGGGGTGGCAAATCCAGTTGACGCCCATCCAACGCCGGAACGTCTTGGCGGGTCCGGTGAAGGGCTGAACGCTTACATAATCGGCGCTTGAGTATTCGGGAACCTGCATGAGATACCCCTCAAAGGCCGGGCTGATAAGACCGAACATGTTATCTTCGTCGGTGATGTCCACGAAGTTGTTGCCCAGAATGGTACGCGCCCAAACAATCATATCAATCGAAGCCTGTGCGGCCACGCCGGAGTTGTTGGTAGCGGTATCAAGGACAGCAATGATCGTGTCGTCGATCCTGCGGTTAATCACCTTCATGGTGGTCATCTGCATGATGCGGCGCTGATCGCCCTGCGAAGCAAAGATGTTGAAGTTGGTCTTGCGGACCAGATCATGCCACTCAGTGAGAGTAGCCGTGTTCTGGGTTAGATTATCACCGCGAGCCGGAATGAGACCATCGACGCCGCGAGTAACGGCGGTGGCAGAACCCGAATCAGCAACAAGGAAAATCGCCTCATTGCCCTTAATCTGGGCCTCCTGCACAGTCGTCGCCCGTAGGCGTGATTGACCGTCTTCAAAGCCAGCGATGAATTCTGAGCGATACTGCCGTTGGAATGCTGTAGCAGCCATGATTCATCTCCATTATTGGAGTTTATGAGAATCCTCGGCATGTACGGGTGTCTGATAATTGAGCGCCGTTGGGGTATCCGCTTGAATTGCTTATTGCTTAATTTGCTGGTAGCGGGACCAGTAGCACCAACGACAGGGCGTTGCCTTGGTGTGAATGTCGGGGCGCTAGGCGGGTAGCCGACTTTGATAGGATAGCACCGCTTGGATAGGGGCGCTACATATTAAAAGAAAAACCCCGCCGGGAAAGGAACAAACCCGGCGGGGCTTCTCGGTGTGGGGTCGGCGGGTAAAAAGTATGGGAAAACCCCGCCTGCCGAATTACCTTTATACACTATTGGGTGGGCTATGCAAGGGTGTCGTCTGGTTGGCAAACTCACCTGTGATAAACTCCTCGGTTTCCACATCAATGATGCCGGTGCATGTCCATGTGTTTATCCCCGGCCTCAAATCCTTCCACTTGGAATTAGTGTACCCAATAAACGAGTCGATAAGAACCTCCGTGATTCCGTCGATTTCATCAAGGAGGGATTCAACCCCATCACCATCTTCATCTGAGATGGGAACGGATGAGCATTCGTTCTTAAACGTGAACCCGCCTTCCGGCAGTTTCAGATACGAACATTCGTTGGGGTTGGTAAATTCGTCCACCAACTGCCGAAGATTCTCAATGCTCTTGGCGTGATAAATGCCAACAGCCTCAAGTTTAGTCTGTGTTCTCACTAAATAAAACATTGTCTGTCCCTCAAATGTTAGGCGTTCATCCTACACAATTCAGCCCATTACGCAAGCGCCTCCGCAACCTGTTCCGGTGAATGAGCAACGAACCCCCTAAACGTGCGCGGGTTCCACCCCACCAGATTGGCCTCGATTTCCTCGCGGGTGATCTTGCGGTCGAATATCTGAATGTTGCCAGCCATCGCCTTGGGTGAACCGGCAAGCATGAGCATTTCAAAGTTGCCCGGTGATACGAGGTCAATGGTTGGGCCGTCTCTGCCGCCTCTGCCGTCCGATTGCGCTTCCATTGGGAGACAGCCGCCGCACTTGTGGCAGAACTGGTCCACCTGATCTTGGAAT